GCGGGTGCGAACGGGAATATGCAAGAGGTCGAAACGCTACCAGCACCAGAGCGCAGCACCAGCAAACCCTACTCAGGAGCGAACTATACTGAAAACATTGAGTAATTTATGGCGGCGTAGGTTGATGCATAATCACCCTTACGCCATTTTTTAGTTCACGCTGGTTCACGCTGAAACCCTTTGATTACCGGAGAAAAAGACCGCTATTGACTGGTAGCGGCTTCCGATCAATAACGGCAGTGTGTTGGCGAAACCGACACCAACAACAGCACCAGCTAACACCCTCAAACAGTCACCAATGAAACCGCCTTCGGGCTAAGAGAGAAAGGTTATGACAACACAAGCAGAAATGCCAAAGTACCAGTGTCACAAACAGGTATGGGCGCTGAAAATCAAAGACGTGAAAGTTGCGTCGGATGGCACCGCGGTGATTACTCCAGAAGATGCGGGGTTTGGTGAGTTCGATGTCGAGGCTTCCTACATCGACAAGCACTGCCCGCAACCTGGCGGGTACTACGTGCAGTACGCTGGAGGCTACGAGTCTTATTCTCCAGCTGATGTCTTTGAGGCTGGCTACACCCGAATTTGATCACCCCAAAACCACCACCAGCCCATGACGGGCTAAGGACTGAAAGTGAAACCAACTGAGCAGCAATTGCAGGATATCTATGAAGAGGCCGTGTCAGCGGAGTGCGCAGAAAAGCAGGGCGAAGAAATGTCGTCCTTTGACCTGCTGTGCAAGCTGGATGAGGCAGGAGGTCTGGCGACTTTCATTCGCACCATGATCGATACTTTACGCGCCACAAGAAGCCAGCAGCCTACCGCCTATCTCAACGATGCTCACCTTGGGCGCGGGCACGTAGAGGGAGAGGTTGGCGAAGAGGGTGACGCGCCGGGGATGATTCCAGTTTACCGCGAGCCGCTGGACTGCCTGTATATCCGCGATACTCTCACAGAGCTGGAGCGCGCAGAGCTGGAAGATTATCGCCGGTGCGTGAACGAAGACCGCGAAATGCTGAAGCGGCTGGCTGTAATTCTATCCGGCAGCGATGCCCCCGGCGAAATCCGTTCCCTGACGGTTACAGCGCAGAGCTTTGTTGACCGGTGCAAGACGCTGGCGAGAGAGCGGGACGCCGCGCTCTCAGGGGGCACAAAGTGATTACCATTCTTTTTTTACTCGATGATGAGCTGTTCTACTGGATTTTTATACCCGGTGGCGGCGCAGTTGGATGCCTGATGGCAGTTGAATAAGGAGACTACCCGATGCCGAGCTTAACAGACGGACAAATCAAGAACGCGATAAAGCGCGTAGCAAAAGCGCAGAAACCTGAAACGCTGGTGGACGGCGAAGGGCGCGGCACCGGGCGTCTCGTTCTCGTACTGAAACCGCACCCTACCCGCGTCACCTCTATCTGGTATGCGCAGCAGTGGCAGGACGGAAAGCGCAAGCTGAAGAAGATCGGAGACTACCCGCATATCCCGCTGGCGGAGGCGCGCGATCTGTTCACCCGTGACTTTGCCACTGCCATCAACAAAGGATCATCCATCAAGGTGCAGGGCGATACACGGCCTGGCACCGTGGGGGATCTGTTCGATGCCTACTGTGACCACCTGGAGGCCGCTGGCAAGGCCTCACACAAAGAGGCGCGTAAAGGTCTGGCGAAGATAGCCGACACGCTGGGGCGTAACCGTCTGGCCCGTGACGTTGAGCCTGCAGACGTCGTGAACGTTATCCGGCCCATCTTTGAGCGCGGCAAGCGGTCTATGGCTGACCACGTGCGCAGCTATATTCGCAGCGCTTACAGCTGGGGAATGAAGAGCGAGCACGATTACCGATCCACCAGCCCGCGCCGCTTCATGCTGGTACACAATCCGGCCGCCGGGATCCCCACCGAACCGAAAACAGTGGGCACCCGCTGGCTGTCAGAGGATGAATGGTGTGACCTGTATTTCTGGCTGGACGTGCCGGACGTAACGATATTCCCCGGCTACACCCGTGCTATGCAGTTTCTCATGCTCACCGGCCAGCGCGTCGAAGAGATAGCGCGCCTGCACGTTGACCAGTACGACAAGAGCGAAGGCCTGATCGACTGGTCGAAGACAAAGAACGGCCGTCAGCACTGCATCCCGCTGCCGTCTCTGGCCGTCGAGCTTCTGGATCGCATCACGCCGAATGAGCACGGCTGGTTCTTCCCTTCCGCTATGGATCCGTCAAAGCCAGTGAGCCACGGATCCCTGTATGCCTTCCTGTGGCGCCAGCGTGACCGCGGCATACTGCCTGACAGCACAAACCGGGATCTGCGCCGCACGTGGAAGACACTGGCGGGCAAGGCGGGACTAACGAAAGAGATACGCGACCGGCTGCAGAACCACGCAATGCAGGACGTATCGAGTAAGAGCTATGACCGGTACAGCTATATGCCTGAGAAGCGCGAGGCTATGGATATCTGGGATAGTTTCGTGCGGGGAATGCTGGATCAGCGCCGGAAGCGCCGCATCAAAATTGTCGCATAAAAAAAAGCCCCGTTCTGGGGCTTTCTTCTTAAATTAGGCTTCGTAGCTCTCTTTCGATCTCGCTGAGTAACGAGATAGCCTCATCCCTGTTCTGCAGGCTAAGCTCGATCTCTGCAATTAATCCGCAAGGTGCTGGATTATCATGAGCCTTGTTTGCCTTCGGAATCTCGCCACGCAGCCGCGCCAGAACCTCAGTCAGATTATAAGCCACGTTATATAAGTCTTCATTCTGACGTTTAGAAATGGATGCTATAGACTCAAGGCGAGTCTGCACCAGGTTGCCAGATCCGATTGCTGCATTTTCATGTTGCATGCTGATACCCTCAATTAAGTTGTCGCCTTAATTTTCAGGTTTTGCGTGCGGGAAGTAAAACGAGGAATTTTTGCGGATACGATAAAAAAAAGTACCCCGCCAGCCAGAACATTATCATCGATCCTCCAGTGTGGGTGGAAGACTCTGGCGGGGCTAAACATTCCAAACCAAACGTCGTTACGGATACCGTTCCATAACGCAGAACGTCCTCCCAGCTGATTTAACGCCAAAGCCTCATTGAGGTAGGGGTTCTGAAAAGACGTTCTGCGTTATGGCGGATAGTGCAGGATTCGAACCTGCGAACCGTTTCCGGTTTATCGGTTAGCAACCGACTGCTTTCGGCCTCTCAGCCAACTATCCGTATGTGTGGTGGTCGGTGCTGATCTCCGGCAGGGAATGCAGTGCCTTCTTATCCCGATATTCGCTACTTCCACCCCTCGGGAACGGCAGTGTTTCGGGGGCGCTTCAGCCTGCGCATTCACCACAACGAAGACAGCATAGCAAAAGAGAATGCCAATTTGCAAATTCAGCACAAATAAAAAGCCCCAGCCGTGTGAACCGGGGCTTTGGCGTACTTTTTGGAAGCAATGTCGCGAAGCAATTTAACTATATCAGCGTTTGCACTGCTTCACCACTTTTGTGATGTAATTTTGCAGGTAGTCTATTACTTCTGCGTCTCGCTGGGTGGATTCTCGGAGATCGAGAATATTTCGTTGACCAGCTGCGCTGAATTCGATTTGTACTGCATCGCCCACGCTGCCGCCTCTGGTATCTCCGCCTGTGGCGTGCTGACCGGCTGCAAGTTTGGTTGTGGCGATATTTGCTTCGAGGATCCGCACCCGCTTAGTGCCATCGGCAACAGCGCGGCGCAGAGCAGCATTTTCACTTTGAACATTGGATAGTTTCTCCTGGGCGGCTTTATCGGCGGCAGCGGCTGCGTCTTGGGCGGCGTGCTGGCGTTGCATGGCGGCGGCAGTATCCTGCTGCGCCTTTGTGGCTATGGCCGTTTTCTCACGATCCCATGCTGCGCGCTCGTCGGCGTGCTGTTTTTTCAGGTTCGCAATGTCAGCGTCATAGCTGGTGGATGTGGCCCAGTAAGCTATCCCGGCACCGGCCCCCGCGATGATAACGACCACCACGACAGCGGCGATCGCTTTAAGTCTCCAGTCAGTGACGTTCATCTTTTGGTTTGCCCTCGATAGCCTCTTTGGCTGCAGCAGCTGCGTCTACGGCGGCACTGGCAGCATTAGCGGCTGAGTCAGCCGCCTTAGGGGCAAGCTGCAGGCACATTTGCAGTGCCTCAGCTCTTACCTTCTGCGATTCAGTGTACGCCAGCCGGATGTTGTCCACCTCTTTCCCTGCCTGCCACCGCGTCGATAATTGCCCACCAGCAAAACCGGCACAAAGTCCGGCAATGGTGAAGACGGCAATTATTCCGACGAGAGAGCGGGAGGGTTTCTTAGGGTTGGTGATGTCGTTCATCTGTGCGCCTCCAGCGCTTCAGAAAGCTGGGACACCTTCTGGGTGAGCGCCTGATTGGTTTGGGTTAGTTCGGTGATCCTGTTCGTAAGGGAGTCTTGCGACGCCTGAATGATTTTCAGATCTGCCTGCAGGCTGGCGATCTGTTTAAAAAATTCGTTACGCTCAGCTTCAACCGCTATCAGGCGCTCACGGAGTGTTGCATTTTCCTGCTGGAGAACGGTTATCATGTTGACTTCCGCACGATCCCCGGCGACGTCTGCCGCCGTGCTCGCCAACATCTTCCTCACCCAGAAAATACCCGCTATTGCTGCGGCCACCGCACCGCCTGCTGCGCCCCATATTGTCGTAGGGTTGGTGATTTCATCCATCAGATACCCCCGAATTTTTTATCAGCGGCGGCTAATTTTGTGTCGTACTGGTTTTTGGCGTAGGCCGGGCCGTTGTAGATCCGTGCGAACGTCGCCCAGTCTTTCGCTTTCAGCGCGCGAACAAGGCGACTGTCTGCGAGGATGAAGCGCACAAAGGTATCGAGCTGACCGGCAGCGGTGTACTGCGCGTTGATGAAGGCCTGCTGTGAAGGGTATCCGCACGTCTTCCAGTGATAGCCCATGATCTGAAATGCGCCCCAGCTGGCAGACTCCAGCGCACATTGCCGGTCGATGACCTGCGCCGCGCGATCCATATCCTTGTCTTCTTTGTCCGTGTTCTGGTAGCTGCCTGGCTTTAGCGCCACCAGGTCAGGATGCGCAGACAGCTCCTTGTCAGCGCGGGACTTGCCGAATTTGGTTGTTAACTGCTTGTACATCACATGCGGTTCGTACTGGACTTTAACCCGCCCGTCAGAGAGGAAGCCGCCCCCGTTACTTTCCACGGTTGCCACTGCCTTCACTGCGGAGAGGTCAGCACCCAGCCGGTTGGCCGCGCTCTGATAGTCCTTCTCTACGAGTGTCGTGCTCATGAAGTGCCCCTAAGGTTTTGAGCACGTCATGTGCAGGTTTGTATTCGTGTTGATTATAGAACGGGCGTTTCGATTTCAACAACGCAAAAAGAAGCCCGGCACGTGGCCGGGCATGGGTAGACTGTGACGATTACGCGCTACCCTCCGCGCTCATGTCGAGGTGAGCATGTCATTTGCTGCGCCAGTGGGCCAGATCGCACGCCAGCCCACCAGCACATCGGCGTTATTCGTATATCCGCGGAGCTTGCTCCTCAAGAATACGATCACGCAGTTTCCGATTGTAGCGCATACCGCCCGTTGCAAGCTCGGCATTTTGCGCGCGAGTTTTCATAGAACGGGTGATCGTCTTACCGGTAATGGCCTGCTCAGGGTATTTCTCGTTAAATTCGACAATCTGATCGGTGATTTCCTGCTGTTTCTGGGTGTCGCCCTTGTCGCTCGCTTTCGCGTAGCTGTTAAGGAGGTTCTGGCGTTTGCGCAGAATACCCTGCTGCAGGTTGTAACCAGCGTTGTTGATGTCGTACTGCTCAGCCAGTTTCGCCGGGGTAGAGCCAAGCGCCTGGCGGATAACATCACCGTAGCCGACGTCTTCAACGATCGTGTCGCCTTTCGTGTTGGTCGCCCCTTCCGTCGCGTAGCGATAGGCCTTCATCGGGTCTTTAATCGCCTTCGGCATCATTGCTTCAATCCCGCGGTATGTCTCACCCTGTTTGATCAGGCCATAACCACGGAAGATGTTGCTGGCGATGGACGGCGTGGCGCCCAGCAGCTGCGACTGCCAGTATTCGAACTCGTTTTTTCCTTCCAGTTCGGAGTTAGGGGAACGGAACCAGAGATCCCGCATACCCAGAGACTCGGACTGGCTGGTGCCGGTGACGTAACCCGGCACGCCATCGAGGACGATACCGGCCATCATTGGCCCCAGCGCCTCCACCATGCTCTTCTTCAGCTCCTGCTCTGGGTCTTTGTCGTCATCCATGAAGGCAGACGCCAGCGCAAACACGATGCCAGCGCCCCAGGTGCCGGTCAGGCCAGCGCCCAGCATCATCATCCCGGTAATACCGGCCAGCTGGATACGGGCCTCACGCTTCGCTGCAGGGCTATCGCCTTTCACCGACTGGTGAATATCACGGAACAGGCGATACAGCATGTTGATGGAGTAGTTACGGAATACCAGCGCCACCTTCATCATGTCATTGTGCATGACACGAGGACGGCTGTTGTTCTGGTAATCGAAGTGCGTCTTCCACGTCAGATCGTTAGCCGCCTGGATAGCTTCCTTATGAGACAGGCCTTTTGCCCGCGCCATACGGTACGCCATCAGCACAGTGACCTCGCGGTTGATGCGCTCAGTGTGGTGGAATGCCCACGACGCCGCCGCCATCAGGCGCGTTTTGAGCGGGCTATAGTCAATACCGGTTTCGCCAATGCTCGCCAGGTCATGCGCCTGCGTGCGGTCGATGATACCGATATCGTAAGCCTCCTGGATCGCCTTCTTCTCGTCGGCGGTGAGCGCTTTGCTGTTCGCAATAGAGCCTTTACCGCGCAGGATGTCGGCCGATGCCCGGGTAAACTGGTTGATAGCCCGGCCTACGCCGTTCTTCCCGCCGTCGAATGCCGCCATTACCGGGATACCGATCATCGGTGTCTGCGCAAGGTTGCGGATAGCGGTTGTCGGGGATGCCGCCAGGAACCAGAGGAAGGCCGCGCTGGTGAGTTTCGTCGCCAGTGAGCCGCCAGTCGGGTTCATGATGTACTGGTGGCGTTTCTCCATTTCGTTGACCACCAGACCATCACGCACAGGATCCTTCGTCTTACCGGCTTCCTCGCGGGCAGCGTCCAGAGCTTCCTCCATATCGAAGGTATGCTTCAGGCGCGCCAGCTGGTGCGAGCTGTGGAACATCTGGTTCCCGAAGGCACGCAACGCATCAGCGTTATAGCCTTTACGGCCGGTACGGTGGATCCTGTTCTTACGGATAGAGAAGTCCGGCAGGCTTTCCAGATAGCGCTGCCACACCTCATCCTTCACGCTTTCGGCGTTCGGCAGGTCAGCAAGGATATCTTCGACGTCGGCCACAAAGTTTGCATCGACTGCCTTACGGGTCGTCATGCTGTCGTCCAACGCGCCCACCTGCACCGTATATTTCGGGTCTTCACGCATCAACTGCGCAAATTCACGCTGTTCACGGGCAGACTCGAAGCGGCTGAAGGATTCAACGCGGCCAGACTCTTTATCGCGCACGGTCACAAACAGGTTGCCGAAGCGCGCCAGCGGGAAGTATGGCCCCTGCAGGCGGTTCATTTCGAACTGCACACGCAACTGGGTGACGCGGGCCTTACGGTTCCATGCCGTCTTCGTTTTGGCGATTTTCAGCTTTTTATCCGCTTCCGCCTGCGCCTCTTCCTTCTCTTTCCCGGTCAGGCCTTCATCGACAATGCGCTGCAGGTCTGCGCGGTGCTCACGCTCAGCACGCTTGATGCGCACGTTGATCGCCTTCTCCATGTTCCCCAGCAGGGTTTTTTCGTACTCGTTGGTGATCTCGGTGTACGCGTCACGCACTTCCTTAAAAATTTCCTTCCCTTGTGGTGAAAGCTCTTTGTAGGTGGCGCTCAGCTCGCCCCATGCGGCAAAGCGGCGGTCATCCAGCGCAGCTTTCGCCACCAGCTCCATTTCCTGCTCGCTGCCAGCGGCAACCGTGCGCAGCGCATCGCGGTCACGGTCTGTCATCATCGGCTCAAAGGCTTCTGACGGGTCAACCTGGGCAATGGTGGCGTCGTGCATCAGATCCATCATCTTCACGTTCTCAATCGGGTGAGTAACGCGATACTTCAGCCATTTCTGCGCGGTGCCGTCCGTCTTCGCGTGCCATTTGTTACGCATGGCATCCATTGACTGCTTCAGGCTCATGTACTTCATCAGCGATGGGATGTTTTTACCCAGCTCTGTCGCCAGCGGGCGCAGCGGCAGCAGGCCTAAACCGTGCTTCATGGAGTCGGTCATGGTATCTGCAGGCAGGTTTTTCAGACGATCCCACCAGCTGCGAACCTTCGCATTGTCCTGTGCTTCAGTCGGGATGTTAGGATCCGGCTCCATGCCAGAGCGCAGGGATTGCAGGTCAGGCGCCTGATAGTCACCGAACTGATTAACCAGGCCATACATATCATCGCCGGTGCGGTTGATAATCTGGTTGTTCACAAACTTGCCGTCACCGGCCAGAACGGAATCCAGCGCCTCCATTACCGCGCTCGGGTCGTCGCCTTTGGCACCCAGGATTGAGCGGATTTTCGCGATGATCTGTTTCATCACCTCAACAGCGCGATCCACCCACGTTTTCGGTGCATCGCCGCGGGCCTTACGCTCTGCGATGATACGCGCGCCGTTCTCCGCCCAGTATTCAGACGGGGAAGCGTACTGGTAATCGCTGCGCGGCAGCTCTCCGGTGGCAAACGCCTGATAGGCACGCTGGCGCCCTTCCTTATCGCCGTACATACCCGCCACCAGATCGGCCAGCAGGTGCTCACGGCGGCTATCGCCAGCGTCAGCATACTCCTGCATGCGAGCTTCCAGCGCCTGCGTCCACTCGTTAGCGATAGCCTCCTGCACGTTGCGCGGCATCATGCGTTCCATATGGTGCATGATCTCGTGCGTGGCAGTGTTCAAATCCGTCGAGTGAATAATGCGGCCGTC